TGTTGGAATTCTATCAACAGTTCCATGCGGTGACGAATTTCCAACGTGTCCATTCATCAAGAAGGCATTTGAGAGCAAAACAAAGATTGGCCAGGAGCAGCTAGAAGTTGAAGAGCAGCGGAAGTACATCAAGAAAATTCAGTCTGATATTAATGAAATATCAGAGCAAAACTTGGATGATAAGGTCAAGAAATACGACTTGATGCTCCAGGAAGAGCGAACACTGCAGTTTGATGTTAGCAAGCTTGATCTCAAGATTGAGCACGCTGAGATGTCACTTAAAACTGTTGATGTCGATCTTGCTACATGCAAACTTGAGATTGATCGCCTAAGCGCAGTTGTCAAGGACTCAGATAATCTGTGCGGCGTTTATGACAGCATCAAGGAAGTAGAAGAAGAGCTTGAGAAGACGCGCAAATTACAACTCACAAATGCAAAGAACGTCGGTGCTCACGAGACATCGATCACAACACTACAGAGTGAGAAAGAGACGCTTGAGCGAGATCTTTCTGACCTCGAGATTTTTGAGTTGTTCAACGTCGCCATGTCAAAGAAGGGCCTCCCGTCACGACTGATCTCTAAGCTGCTTCCTCTTGTCAATGCTGAGATCCAGAACATTCTACTCGGTGTCTGTAATTTCACAGTCGAGCTTGAGGTTGATGAGGAGTCGAACTCACTTGAAGTTTACATTAACTACGGTGACAAGCGACGAATAATTGAGCTAGGATCAGGAATGGAAAAGATGATCTCTGCAATTGCAACAAGAGTTGCGCTCATCAATATGTCATCTTTGCCTAAATCCAATATCTTCATCATTGATGAGGGATTTGGAGCTCTTGATGATGCCAATCTTGAAGCATGCTCACGCCTGTTGAGGTCGCTAAAGAAGCACTTCAACCAGATCCTCATCATCTCACACGTAGATGCAATCAAGGACGCAGTTGATAACTTTGTCGAGATCAACTGGATCGACGGAGGCGCAAGTGTTAGATACGCCTAATGTCACACCGCTGTTCTGTCTTGTCTGTGAGACAGTGATGGTCGGACAAGATGACGTCGACTACCATAGATTATTTCAGTGCTGCACATCGTGCGGTATGAAGTGGGCTGAGACGAACCGAGCGCAGTGGCAGATAGGCTGGCGCCCCAACAGCGATGAAGTGGCTGCTGAAATTATTAATAGAAGATCTCACATACTTAACGAAATAGATATACTAAGAGGATAGTCGCATGCTTTCAATGCAACAAGTAAATACACTCGGGCAGCTTATCGACACAACATTCGGTAAAAGCTCAACAACAGCAGCACCGACCGTGTCAATAAAGATGACACTACAGGGAAATGCACTCATTGTTAAGTACACAACGCTGGTTCACTTTGCTTCTGAGCAATCCATGAGAGAGCAGACAAAAGAGCTCGAGCGCGCTGCAGTTCAATTGACAAAGAAGTCAATTGATGAAGTTGAGAAAGATTTTAAGCGAATTGAAGGCAAGACGCTAAATCTTAAGAAGAAAACAACTGACAATGGCATCGAGCTAATCAGCATGTCGCCTTACAATCCACGTAAGGTTGCCTACTACAGATTTAATACGACATACGAAATCGATGTATGAACACAAGCAACAAGTCAAGACAAGTATCTGAGATCATACGATGCGGTAAGGATCCTGCCTATTTTTTCAACAACTATGTAAAGATCCAGCATCCAACAAGAGGAACGATTCCATTTAAGACGTTCCCATTTCAAGATGACTGTGTCAATGACTTCATAGAAAATCGATTTACAGTCATTGTTAAGAGTCGACAGCTTGGATTGTCGACACTCGTTGCAGCTTACTCTGTTTGGCTCGCGCTGTTCCAGAAAGATAAGAACATCCTCATCATTGCAACTAAGCTTGGCGTCGCTCAGAACTTCATCAAGAAAGTAAAAACGATGGTTAGCAATCTTCCGCCATGGATGGTTCTACCGCAGATTACACTGAACAATCGTCAACTGATAGAGTTTAGTCACGGATCTTCGATCAAGGCAGTGCCCACGTCAGAAGATGCAGGTCGTTCTGAGTCGTTGTCTCTTCTGATCATTGACGAGGCAGCATTTGTTAGAAACTTTGACGAGCTGTGGACAGGCTTGTATCCTACGATCTCAACAGGTGGTCGTGCCATTGTGCTTTCAACACCCAATGGTGTTGGAGGACAGTATTACAAGCTTTTCACTGAGGCAGAATCAGGACTGAACGAATTTAAATCCATTCGATTGAACTGGGACGTCCACCCAGAGCGCAATCAAGAGTGGTTCGAGAAGGAAACGAGAAATCTGTCATCCAAAGAGATTGCTCAGGAGTACCTGTGCGATTTTGCGGCATCAGGTGAGACGTTCCTCAATGATGATGACATCAAGTGGATTAGCAAGATTATACGACCCCCGATCGATCGCGGCGGTCCAGATAGAAATGTCTGGATCTGGAAGCACGCACTCACAGAGCACAAGTACATCATTTCTGCTGACGTTGCAAGAGGAGACGGCAAAGATTACTCAACTTTTCACGTCATTGATGGCACTGAGGGTGAAGTAGTTGCCGAGTATAAAGGTAAGATTGCACCTGATAAGTTTGGAGATCTCTTAAATGAGTATGGATTGTTGTACAATAAGGCACTAATGTGTCCAGAGAATAACTCGTTTGGGTATGCAACCATAGTCAAGCTTAAAGATCTAGGCTACCCAAAGATGTACTACAACAAGAACAAGTCTGTCTACATTGGTGACTATGTTCCTCCTGCTGAGACAGAGCTGGCAGGATTTACAACGAGCGGCAAATCAAGAAACCAGATCCTCACTAAGCTTGAAGAAGTCATCAGAAATAAACAGCTGCTAATATACTCGTCTCGCTTCTATGAAGAGTTGAAGACTTTCGTCTGGAATGAGAGCAAAGCACAAGCAATGAAGGGAGAACACGACGATCTCATTCTCTCACTGGCAATTGGAACGTGGCTCTATGATGCATCAAGTGACTATGGTAAAGATTCAGACAAACTAAATAATGCGATGCTTGCTGCGATGGGTTTTAAGAACAAGCAATTTAATGGTGCGTCAAACGACGTAATATCAAACAAGCATCATCAAGAGATAAATCGTGATCGTGCATTGCGTGGACATGCACGCCCTCTGGGAATACCCCCAGAGTTTGCGTGGGTGTACAAGAACTAGGAGAATCAATGGCACAAGATAATAATCTCTTTAGCAGGCTGACCAAGCTCTTTAGGAGCGGCCCAGTCATCAAGAGAAGAGTGAGAGAAGTCACTCCTTCAACAAAGTCAACGTCAGCATTTGAACAATTTAGGAAAGCACAGAGCTACGTCTATAGCTCTGCAATGAGTGCATACGGTTCATATGACCGCATGGCAAGGTACTCTGACTTCCAAGAGATGGAGTACACACCAGAGATTGCATCGGCACTTGACATCTACTCTGAGGAGACAATCTCACCCGATGAGAAGGGTAATGTCCTCCACATCCACTCAGAAAACCCAGTCGTCCACAAGCTGCTTAACGAGCTCTTCTACGACACGCTCAATGTCAACTTCAATTTGACATCTTGGGCGCGCAATATGTGCAAGTACGGTGACTTCTTCCTCTTCAACGACGTTTCACCCGACCAGGGCGTCATCAACGTCTATCCAATTCCAGTTAATGAGATTGAGCGTGAAGAAGGTTATGACAAGGACGACCCAATGGCTGTTCGCTTCCGCTGGCTGACACAGGGTAATCAAGTTCTTGAGAACTGGCAGGTGTCACACTTTAGAATTCTAGGTAATGACGCATTCTTGCCATACGGATCCTCGGTTCTTGAAGCAGCGCGCCGCATCTGGCGACAATTGATCCTCGTCGAGGACGCGATGCTTGTCTACCGCGTCGTCCGTGCACCTGATCGTCGCGTATTCTACATTGACGTAGGCAACGTACCACCTGAAGATATTGCCAACTACATGGAACAGGCTCAAGCGCAGCTTAAGAAGAGCCAGGTTGTTGACAAGCAGACAGGACGTGTCGATCTCAGATACAATCCGCTTTCTGTAGATGAAGATTACTTCATTCCTGTGCGCGGCGGTCAATCAGGTACAAAAATTGAGCCGCTTGCTGGTGGCGCAAATGCCGCTGCTATTGAAGATGTGCAATACATCCAGAAGAAGTTGTTTGCTGCACTGAAGATCCCAAAGGCTTATCTCGGCTATGACGAAGGCTTGGGCGCGAAGGCAACGCTGCCC